TTATATATAAAACTATGGAATTCACAAAAAAAATATTAATGGAAAGTTTGGAAGTACCAACTAATGGTAAAAAAACTTATTCTAAAAAACCACAAAACATTGTTTTAACTGAATCACAGTTAGAAAGTATCATTTCAAAATTATCAAAAGACAAAAAGTAATGAATTTAAAAAAATCAATTAGAAGACACTTGTTGGAAATGGTAACTGAGGGTATGGACCCATCAGGATTACCTGACCACAAATATTATGCTTTTGATTGGGATGACAATGTAATGAACATGCCAACAAAGATTATGATTTTGGATGACAAAGATAATGAAATTGGTATGTCAACAGATGATTTTGCTGAACACAGAAACGAATTGGGAAAAAAACCATTTGTATATAATGGAAAAACCATTGTTGGTTTTGCGTCAAATCCTTTTAGAAATTTTAGAGGTGAAGGTGAAAAACAATTTTTGGTGGATGTAATGTCGGCAAGTTTGGGACCATCATGGGACGATTTTGTTGAGTGTGTTAATGGTGGGTCAATTTTCGCCATCATCACAGCTCGTGGACACAACCCAATGATTTTAAAACAAGCGGTTTACAAACTCATCAAAAATAATGTGAGTGGTTTGGACCAAGAAAAATTGGTGGAATCATTAAAGAAATATCGTGATTTTACAGGTGAGGATATTAAAGATGACAATACAATGATTAAAGAATATTTGGACATGTGTCGTTTTCACCCTGTATCATTCGGAACTGGTTCTGAAGCCAATCCTGAAGAAGGAAAAATAAATGCGTTAAGAGAATTTATCACTTATTGTAAGGAACTTGCAAACATAGTGGGTGGTAAAGTATTGTTCAAAAATGATGTGTCCAATAATTTCGTGGTACCTTCAATAGGTTTCTCAGATGACGATGAAAGAAATGTGGAAAAAGTTAAAGAATTCTTAAACAAAGAATTTGGACTAGAGCATCCAGTAACAACTTATTTAACTAAATCACAAACTAAAACAAAATATTAATATTTAATATAACTAATAAACTAGAACGCCTAGAAAATATAAGACAAAAATTTTGAACAATCAAGTATTTATAGGTAAATAAACTAAAATAATTAAAACAAAAAATATAACAACATGGCTGACTTATTAATGAAAATGCCCGACCCGTATGAACCAAAACGCAAAAACCGATTTATTTTGACGTTTCCTACTTCATTGGGTATTAATTCTTGGTATGTAGAATCTGCTGCAAGACCAAAAATAACAATTGCATCAAAAGAAATTCCTTTCTTAAATACCAAAACTTATGTTGCTGGTATGTTTGAGTGGGGAACAATTGGTGTTACTTTCCGTGACCCTATTGGACCATCAGCTGCTCAAGCTCTTATGGAGTGGGTTCGTTTACACGCTGAATCAGTAACAGGTCGTATGGGGTATGCCGCTGGTTACAAAAAGGATATTACTTTGGAAATGTTAGACCCGACAGGTGTTGCGGTTGAAAAATGGATTTTACAAGGTTGTTTCCTAACAGACGTGGATTTTCAGGGTGTGTCTTATACTGATGACGGTTTACAAACCATCTCAGCAACACTTCGTCCTGATAGATGTATCTTAGTTTATTAATATTTCATTTACAAAAAACAAAGTCAGTTTATATTTAAAGCCAGGGGTAATCTCTGGCTTTTTTTATGGAAAACGAAATACAATACGGACAAATGAATTTTAACTTACCACACGATGTGGTACCACTACCTTCACAAGGTTTATTTTATGCTAATAAAAAGAAATCGGTTAAGGTTGGATATTTGACAGCACAAGATGAAAACCTATTGGCAAGTGTCAATATGGGAACAACAAATGTAATTGGTCAATTATTAAAAAGTAAAATTTATGAACCTGATGTTAGAATTGATGATTTATTACCAGGTGATGTTGAAGCGATTTTAATTTTTTTAAGAAATACCGCTTTTGGACCAAGATATAAAATTTCAAGTATTGACCCACAAACAGGAAAAAGATTTGAATCTGAAATTGATTTAAGTGAATTAAATATTAAACAAACAGAATCAAAACCTGGTGTTGATGGTTATTTTGAAACCAAGTTACCAATGTCTGATGATGTTGTTAAATTAAGACTTTTAACTTATGGTGAAGAAAGTTTAATTGATAGTGAACTTGATTTATATCCTGACGGAATGATTGCACCAAAAGTAACACGAAAATTGGAATCATACATTGTTTCAATCAACGGTAGTTCAGATAGGGAACAAATTGTTAAGTACATTCAAATGATGCCAATTAGGGATTCACAATTCATTAGAAAATTTATTAATGATTCTGAACCAAGATTAGATTTAAAAAAACAAGTTATAGCCCCGTCAGGAGAAAGAGTTGACACGAGTGTCGGCTTTGGGGTGGAGTTTTTTCGTCCTTTCTTCGGAGTATAAAAAATTCTTATTAGATGAAATTTTCTTTTTAGTAAAAAATGCGAATTTTCAATATTCGGATATTATTACTATGCCTACTTATGAACGAAAGTATTTTATTGGTAAGTTACTTGAACAATATGATATTATTCAAGAACAACAAGAAAAAAACCGTAAATGATATTTATAAGTTATAATGGCAGGATTAGATGATTTAAATACCGATGCAACCAATGTTACAGCAACCTTAGGAGCTGCGGCTCTTGCAATGGGTAAATTACAAGACCAAGCAAAAAATGTGTCTTTAGATGGACTTATGTCATCTACTAATAAATCAATTGATTCACTTTTTAAATTACAAGACAATATAATAAAAACATCAAGAGGTTTGGGACAAAGTGCTGCTCAAGCTAAATTGATGGAAACCGAAATCGGAAAGGCGGCAATTAATGCTGTTGAGATGGGAGGTAATTTAGAAGATGTTGTTAAAAACTTTGAACAAATAAATTCAACATTAGGTAGAACAACTTATTTATCCGCAAACGTATTAACTAACATTGAGGCAATACAAAAATTCGGTGTCGCAGATACAACGATTCAAAGTTTCGCAAAATTCTTTGACAAAGTTGGTGGTGGTATGGATGCGTCAATCCAACAACAAATTGAATTAGTTAACACTGCAAAAGATTATGGATTAAACGTTGGACAATTTCTTGGTTCGGTTGCGGGAAAATTAGACATTGTTAATAAGTATGGATTTCCAAAAGGTGTTTCTGATTTGGCATCAATGGTTGCGAAATCACAAGTATTGGGTGATTCATTAAGCGTTGCTCAAAATTTTGCCGACCAAATTATGGATAGTCCTGAGAAGGCTTATGAATACGCGGCTCAATTACAAACACTTGGTGGTTCATTTTCACAACTAGGTGATGGTGCACAATTATTATACATGGCACAAAATGACCTTAAAGGGTTGAATGACCAATTAATTAATGCTACAAGAGGTATTGCAACATTTAACCAAGAAACAGGTCAATTTGAAATTAGTGCAAACGAAAGATTAAGATTAAGAGGGTTAAAAAATTTAGGTATTGATGCTGATAAAGTTGAAGAAACAGCATTAAAATTAGCTAAACAAGAACAGATTATTGGTAAATTAAACTTAAATCCCAACATTGCGGGAATGTCTGATGAGGAAAAAGAAACACTGGCTAATTATGCTCAATTACAAAAAGGTGGTGTTGTTACAATTAAAGGACAAGAAATTGGTGGATTGGATTCTGAAAGTATAAAAAACATTATGGTTGGATTACAAGGTAAGGGTAGTCAATTAAGTTCTGAATCTGACAAAAACGTACAAATGATTCAATCTAACATGTCGGCACAGGAGGCTTCAACAGTACAAACAAATTTGTTTAATAATGCAATTGCACTTTCTGTTTTAAAAATTGGTGATTTTTCAAAAACATTAGACACTGTAACCGCAGCTCAAACTCAAGTTATTTCATCAATAAGGGCCGCAACTGTTGGTGGTGAAACCGCTGACAAATTAATTAAAAGTTTTGAAGATAATATTAAAAATACTAGTTTATTAATAACTAAAGCTTTAGACACTTTTACAAGTGCTAAAATTGAAAGTAAACAACCACCATCACCATTAACAGTAACGGGTGCTGCTAAAATTGAGGTTGATGTAAAAGGTTTAGATTTAAAATTTGCGGATGCAATTAAACCTGCAATTGTTGACGCTGTATTGGAAGAGATGAAGAAAAAAGGTTATAGTAAATAAACCATCATCTAAAAACAATAAAAAATCTTATTTTATCTATTTATAGAAAACAGTATAAGATGGCAGACAGCTTATTATCATTTTCAGCATCAGAACAATTTAGAAAAAAAATAATTGTTTCTAATTTAGAGCCTTATTTTGTAAAAGGTTCTTCAACACAAACTGTACCCAAAAATCTTACTTATACCAAAGAAACAACTTGGATTGACGTTCCGTTAATTAATCAACCAGACATGATTGATACTGGTGTTTCAGAAAAAAAACGATTATATACCGTCAATCAATATGGTCCTGATGGTGGATATAAAACAAGCGCAAACGTTGATT